AAAGATATCGCAGAGGCCATGTGAAACTGGACCATAGCTAGGATATCCTCATCGCCAGCGCTGTAGAAACCACTCTTCATTTTCGCTTACTCCTATTGTCCAACTCAGTCAGACGTAAGTAACCGTCGAGGAACCCCTTGAAGGCCTTAAAGTTCTCCCCAGCTTCGTTAGACCTGCCGGATTCAAACGCCCCTGTCTCTTTGTCGAAACGTAGGATGTAGGAGGCGTCCACGGACTTGTCGTAGATCTCCTCTACACACTGGGCGTAGGCAGCGCACTGCAGGTGGTAGTTGTTATAGATAGCCTTTGATGTCTTGAAGTCTATTACAGAGAACTCCCCGTTCACCTTAGCAACGGCATCTATCGTGCCTGCGTAGTTGTGCTTCCTACTGTAGACCTTCTCCTCAGAGGTTATGAATTCCACATCGTTCTCTTTGATCCAATCCCTAAAGGCATTGATAGAGTTCTCTGCAGCTTCATTGTCAGGAGTGTCAGGGATTTCCCCACGACCTAGTTTCCAGTTGATAGCAGCCTCGCACCAATCGTGCACCATTGTACCGATTGCCATCGCCTCAGTTGAGCGCTTACGATGCGCCCCCTTGATGCCCTTCACCATCTCCTCAACAGAGAGCTCTGCCTGCCCGAAAGCCTCAGCGTTCTCCTGGAACCACTCTGCCCCCATCTTTACAGCCCATGGGACCAGAGCGGGTTTGGAGATTACGTTTAGTACAGTGGTGACTGAAGGGACGTACTTGTCTTCCACATTATAGTAGTGTTTCTTCGGGTCAAAATTTAGAATTACCACACTACCATCAGGGTAATTAATAGGTGTCTCAATCATCAGAATGGGATGTCACTGGCTGGCTTCTTAGTGTACCCAGGGGACGGTGCGCTGTCCCTAGGCTCCTCAAGTTTGATCTTGAGGTAGTCTTTGCCATTCTTACTGACGTTATGCCAGACTGCTGCTCTAGTAGCCTTGCCCCAGGCCAACCCCTTACCCGTGTAAGAGGGTGCCTTGGGACTCGACTTCTCCTGGAGCCATACAGTGATTACATTATCTTCTTGGTCATAGGATGCCATCGTAGTTCTCCGCTGCTGGTTTAACTCTTCTGCGTGATTGGCTGCTTGTTCCGTATCCTCATACTCCTGTAGCCACTCCGCCTCTGTTTTTAGAAAATCGTTCGAATTCATTAGAAAGCCTTTTGTTCCGCTCTCACATTCGCTTGGATAGTCCTCCATACCTCTATCTTTGCCTCCGCTGCTGCGCTCAAGAATCTGAGTCGTTCATCCTCCTCAACGGCTGCTCTCAGGGCATCGAGTACCTGCAGGTAGTCGCTATGCCGGAGCGCCCATTGCTCCCTTGCTGCTACTGTCTCCTCACTAGACTGGTCGAACAGAAGAGCTTTCTTACTCTTCCTAAACTGCTCTAGGTATACACGCTCTGCCCGAGCTTTGGCGATCTTGCCTGCATTATCCCGCAGGAAGTCTAGCGCACTCTCTACTGTCTGCTCGTCAATCATATTACGTTATACTCGTAAGGCTTGTACTCGATTTGAATGATATCAGATTGAGTGGCATTGTCAAGCGTTTTGAAAATAAACTCTGCCTGCCAATCTACTACATCCCTGTCGCCATTATGCAGCTTGTCGTGGCACTCAAAGCATAAAGGCATTACAAATATATCAGAGGCCTTGTAAGCTGCTCCCCCTGAGTAGGGGTTATAGCGATGCCTTAGATGGTGAGGCACAATAGTGCCGTCCTTTATACCACAATTAGCGCATGGTAGTTCACTGACAAACTTCAGATAGTCCTTGTTAGCCCAGCGCTTATGCTTTTTGAGACTCATATTTCACATACCCCCGCAGTACAAGCCAGTTCCTGGCTCCCTATGGTGTTGTCCATCTCCTCCTCAAAGGAGAAGTCTATCTCTTTCGGCATTGCTTCCTCCAGGGATTTATAAGAAAGGCTATCTAGATCTTCGTAGGGAGCCTGCTCATACACATGCCCATCGTCTGCTGATGGAAGGAAGGACACCCCATTAAGTACGTCAAAGTTCTCCCATACCCAGGACCCCACAGTAGGCCAATCCTTCTCCCCCATATAGCAGGTCATGCTTGGTTTGTGCTCACACCAGTGGAGAGCGAACTTGAGCCAGACCTCAAGCTGTTTAATAGGCCCTATGCACTTCCTGGTTAGGCCCTCAGACATCATTGGGAAGGAGAACACCCATGCCTCTGGGTTGGTCTTGTCTTCTTCGTAGGGGACCCCTGCGTCGATCATAACCTGTGCCAAGGGATCCTTCTTGTCGTTCCGAACCCTGCGAATATAATGGCGATTGTAGGCGGGGTGAATGCCCGAACTGCAGGACGCGAGCTGACTCACCGTCCCAGACGGTTTCACACAGGTGACTGCAGTAGACGGGTTAATCTCTAACTTCTTAGCCCACTTGCGGTTGGTTTTGACTGCATGATCTCTCAGGATAGAGAGCTCTGCCGGAGTGCAGTCCATCAGGAATGGACAGTCGTATATACCAGTAAGGCTAACCCCCAGAAGACGCTCTTCCTCGCAGTTTTTCCTCCAGATGTTCCGCAGATATCTGAAATCGGTGAGGGACGACTGTACTGTTCCCAGGATGGTAGCGTACTCAACTTTCTTTTTTAGGGACTCTAGGGTATCACCATGACGACACACTACTTCTGAAAGGTTGCAGAATTGGGCAGACCTAAGAACTATTTCGCTGCAGGGGTTAGTACCGAAATCGTAGTCGCCCTCTCTCCTTTCGGGGAGCATACCTCTACATGCCTCACGGTTAAAGATCCCACGCTCTCCTGACCTACTTTCGTATATAGCCAGCCATTCACGCATGAAAGCGCCCACGTCCGGCTGGTCGGTATAGCAGATTGAATTATTCGCAAGTGCTCTTTGGGGATTCTCCACCCACCATTGTCCGCTTTTCGCATTCCGCATCCTCTCGTCACTGTGGTTAGATAAGCTGATGAGCGCCGTTCTTCTAACGCCACCTACTAGGACAGCTTCCCCTTCGTAGCAAATCAGGTCATGTACTTCTAGAGAGGTCAGCTTCCTGCCTGCAGCGCCCTCAAAGGTCCTTATAAAGTGTCTAAACATCCTCTCTAGTGGCTCAGGGCCTGATGCCCTTCCTCCAAAAACCTTGAGAGGAGCACCTGCTGCCCGAACATTAGAGGTGTCTATTTTGGGAATCTGCCCAGAGTACAGCATACTGACCAGCTCCTTTAGGGCCTTCGCCCAACCCAACTTAGAGTCACTGACAATTATAGTTGTATCGGTGTGGTAGAAAGACTCAGCTATCTCAGGGAGTTTAGATATATGTTGACGCTCCACAGAGAAGCCAAGTCCAGTACCACAGAGCATAATGTACAGAGCTTCATCGAACACCCTTACGTGATCCACAGCAATATAGGCACAGTTGTATCCAGCACAGTGGTCCCTCTCTAGCGCTCTTCCGCTGGTCATAACCGCTCTCATAGAAGGGAGCACTTTCTTCTCCTCGATAGGCTTTCGCAGAAAGCTAAGATCCTCTCCAGTATATTCAGAAAAGAACTCTATATACCTGCCGACTGTCTCAGGCCAAGTCTCTCTCCTTTTGTTTTCAGGTAGATAGCGTGCGTACCTGGATATAGCTATGTAGTCTTGATATAAGCTCACTCAGTCTCTCCTTCCCCAACTAGGACTGTTGGAGGCTCTTCCAAAAGTGTTTTCATTATGTCTAAGAGTCTGAGAAGGTGGTCCAGGTCCATAAATACGTACATGTCACTCTGATACTTCTCCCCTAAGACAACTACAGGTATGAGGCTCTCGTCCTTAGACCCCTCTTTAGCCTGCTCTAGGGCTTCTTTAAGAAACTTAGATATCGTGCGACGATACTTACACTCTATCCCTAGTAGGGGGTGGAGTACGTCCAGATGGGACCTTCTGTCAGCCACAGGGATCCGCTCGCCTCCTGTGCGCTCAGCTACCCTACGCTCAAATGCTTTCCAGGCCTTATCCATCTAACTCATCGTCCTCCATTGCCAACTTCTTAGGGGGGTGAGTAGGTGTATAAAGCTGGAGGCTGGGTGGGTCGAGGAACAGGTCGATGTCGCATTCAGCCATGTCCCAATGGCGTGCCTTAGAAACGGACAGGTACGCATCAGCGTCATCAGGGTCGTCAGGGTAATACCGCTGTAGGAGCAGTACATTGTCAACAATGTCAGCGAGTTCCCCTGCGCCCCTTATAGAAAATCGGTCTATTTTATCCTTTATAGACATAGACTTACGAGCGTGTGCTACCAACAGTATGTGACAGTCTAAGTCACGGGCTGTTTCTGCGATCATAGCAGCCACCTGCTTCTGTGCGTTGTAGTCGTCATTAGCCACGCCACCAATTGTCATCAGGCTGTCCACTAGGATAAATCGTGTCTCAAAGTGGTCAAGGCTGTATCTTATCACAGCCATTAACGTATTCAGATCCACAGTGCCACGCTTGTCAAAGAAGTATAAGCGCTCTCGACTCCAGGCAGAGAACATCAAGCCAAAGTCCATGGACGGTTTAACTTCTAGAGAGGCTTGCCTCCAAAGCCTTATTAACTGAGAACGTGGGGACATTTCTAAGGACACAGACAGGCAACGCTCTCCTTGACTCATGGCCTCAAGAATGAACTGGCCTGCTAGGAGGCTCTTCCCAGATGAGTTGATGCCTGCGAGGATGCTACACTCGCCACAGCGGAATCTGAACTTGTCGTCGAGTATCCCCCAGGGGAGCATGACGCCTTCTATCTCATCCCCAAGGATATAATGGTCTAGGACATCTTTGGTAAATTCGTTAGCAGGCTTTACCGACCTGTCCACCTCGACCTGCAGATACGGTGCAAGCATCTCAGTCGTTATGCTCTCCAAGATTTATCTCCTGTACCTTTTGCCCAGAACTCATACTTCTTGCGTAGTTTAAGCGGAACCCAGAAATCATGCAACCATACCTGGGCTTGAGTGCCTTTATGGATACCCATCAATCCCCAAGACACAGAGGCATATCCTAAACCACCTACGTGAGCGTAAGCAGACTCTACCTCAACTACGTGATCCTCCAAGGGAACCTCACGGTCGGGATTGTATGTTGGAATCACAGGGCCTTTGTACTCCTGGGCGTCCACGTATAGATTCCACGCCTTCCTTAAAGCACGGTCCCTTTCGGGTAAGCTAGGGCCGATATTTATAGCCTTTATCGACTCAATATGGTCCAGCATACGATTCAAGATAGTATCTATAGGCACGGAGCCTTGAGCCCGACGCTTAGCACCAACCTCGTACTTTAAGTTCTTCAGCTTCTTGAGAAGCTCGTCGAGCCCAATCTCCGACATAGGCTAATGGTAGTAGTTTACGTGAGTAGCGTTCTTACGTTCTGCCTCAGTCAACTTAGACCAGTCGTCAGTAACATACTCCTCACTTACGTGAGCACGGGCGCACTTAATAAGATCAGCAGCCTCGTCCACGACGTTGAAAGCACCTAAAGCGATGTACTTAGCTTTCCACTCAGAGTTCCACAGGTCAAACGAGAACTCCACAACAGCATTACAACAAGCGTCTTTAGCTTTAGCTAGGGACTCCAGGTCCTTAGCTTTCTGCTCGTCATTCTTCAACCACATTTTAGGCTTCTTAGCCATTGAATTGCTCCTTAAAAGTAGGAAATACGATCTAGATACTCCATATATCCGAGGTATGACCTCCATTACTCAGTCGGTCGTTCCTCTCCATTACTAGGTACACCTTTTCTCCATTACTGGTAACACCTTTCTCCATTACTAAGATCATCTTTGTCACAGGACATTATAAACACGAATCCCACAGACCTGTCAACACTTTCTCTCAAGAGGACAGAAGATTCCGGTGGTAACGGTGGCGGCGGTGGTAATGCTCCTATAAGCGGCTACAACTCCCATATAGGGTGACTCCGTTTCAATAACGTCTACA